CTACTTTAGGTCATTTCAATAAGTATCTTGATGCTCTTGGTCTTGAAGATAAAGACTGGATGGAGTATTGTAATGCAACCTATAAGAATAGTATTCAGTTCACAGATTTTAGAGAGAAAGGGACGACCTTTCAATATCCATTTGGTAAGTATAAGTTAGATAACACTGCTAATGGTATTGAAGATTGGTTTGACTTACAGAAGAGATATCCAGAAGAATATAATCCAGATAACAAGTCATTCTCTCAGTATTATAATCCTGAGAACGATACACTTGTAGCAAATAATAAGCAGTGGAATAGTGCTCAGACTCCAGAAGGATATATGGACTGGGATAACTATAATTTCCAGACAGATACAGCATATCATTTAGATGCTGAGAAGTTTGGTGAGTTCCTAAGAGATAGAGTATGTTATCCTTGGGTAGAGAAGAACAGGTTCACACACGTAATTGGTGAAGTACGTGGAATGATTAAGGATGTTAAACGTGGTGGATCTCCTGCTGCATCTAACAGAATGATTAACCAGTTGGGTGTAAGACTAGACGCAGATAAAAAGCAAGTAGGAGTAACAGGAGATTTATTTATTGACTGTACTGGATTTAAAGGTGCACTCATTGAAGGATTGATGAATGTATCATTCGAATCATTCAAAGATATACTTGCAAATGATAAAGCATTCTTTGCACGTTTACCTTATCTTGATATAGAACAACGTAAGGAAATGATGCACAATGTGACTGACTGCACAGCAGGAGAGAATGGTTGGATGTGGACTATTCCATTATGGAATCGTATTGGTGTTGGTTATGCTTGGTCATCACGTTTTGCAATGGAACACGAGACAGAGCAAGAGTTCAGAAACTGGATTGAACTTAAGTTTGGTGTACAACCTGATGAGTATGAGTTATCCTCTATTGATATAAAGCACGGTTATAGGCAGAAAGCGTGGGAACTTAATTGTCTTGCTATTGGTCTATCATATGGATTTGTAGAACCATTAGAATCAACAGGACTATTAACTACACACGAGAGTATCCTTAGACTGGTTGACATACTCAATAGAAGAAAGGGATACGTCACAAACATAGAGAGACAATGGTATAATTATTGTGCACAACGTGAAGTAATTGGATTTGCTAAGTTTGTTGCTATGCATTATGCACTATCAATGAGAACTGATAATCCATACTGGAAGTGGTGTACACAACGTAATGAATATATGGATATTGAAACTATGAACAGTGGTAACATCAAGGTTAATGATAACTTTGAAAGGATGGGATCTATATTAGATCACGCTGAACCATTGAATGCTAATATGCACGGTATGAACTATATTGCTGCAGGTCACGGATTACAATTAGGTACAAGATATCTAATGGGTAGTGAAGAGAACGAGCACGCAATAGGAGTCAGTAAGGTGACAAGAGAAGAATATATTGCTAACGTTAAGAAGTTCGTTGAGTCAGACGATTGCCCGACTCATTATGATTACTTACTTGAAAACATTTATGGGGAAGACAATGTGGAATATCTTCCGTAAGAAGAAACCTTGGATTAGATTCTTCTCACTTGAACCTGGTCTAGCAGAGAACTATCCACTGTTACCTGCATCATCCATTAAAAGACAATGGAAGGATAAAGATCATAAGGGTAGAAGATGCCCATTTATGGGCACACAAAATGTTGCTAATTGTCCTGGTTTAAAACAAATCACACGTATGGGTTGGGTGGTAACCTCACCTATGGATTTCAGGATATTCACTCAAGGTGATGGTATCTCTTATAGATATGAACAGGTAACCAATTTTATGAGACACTCCAATTTTATTGGAGATCATCCACCTGATCAAACAGTTCCTTTATTGGAAGATAAAGAGTCAGGGTTCCCAAAGGACACTCTTGCTCACGTAATAAAACTTGAAACACCTTGGAGGGTACGAGCTAGTGATGACATTGTATTTTTGCAACTCCCAGTGTATTACAACAATGAAACTAGATTCGAAGCAGTTGCTGGAATGTATGATCCAAGATTCGCTATGCAAGTCAACGTCCAACTCTTCTGGAAAGTCATTGACACAGGAGAAGAAGGAGTCCTTGTTAAAGCAGGGACACCACTAGCACAGTTTGTACCTGTGCTACGTGAGCATATAGAAAAGGATTGGTATGATTTTGTTCAAGAACCTGCTGAACAAAAGGACTGGGACTTAGAAAACTCATTCAACTATTCACTAGCAGCAGAGTATTCAACTGAAGATACTGTTACTAGAAAAATAGCAAGAGCAATGAGAGCAATTAACTATCACTCTGACGGAATTAAAAGATGACTATTGATGAACTGATACAAAACTTCCACTTACAAAAGGAAGAACAATCTAAATTGATTGAAGAACTAGATGAGGAATTTAGTAACAAGAAACTAAATCCTTATGGTGTGACTACTGTTGATTTTCAGAAGAGATCTGAAGCATATAGTCAGAGATCAAGACTTGAAGGTGCTATCGATGCACTGTTTATGGTAAAGCGTGATATAATGGGAGACGACGGAGAAGTTAATATGCCATCATTCGAACTCGCTACCGAGGAGGATGATAATATAGAAACCATAGGACAACGCACGGAGGACTAATGTCAACATACCACATATATCTTAAAGATCGTTGTCTATTCAAAGACCTTGATGATGACGAATTTAAAATTATATGGGGTAGGTTATATCATTCTTATTGGGATGACATAACATTTTCCGAGGTCAATGAACCTGAACATTCAGACTTAGAACCAAGTTATTAATTATGCCAGTCTACAGAGATTATGAGATACGTATCAACCTCAATGAATTAATTGAGAAGCGTATCCCTTGTTGTGATCTATTACATCCTGATCATTGCTTCTCAGCAGATCAGATATCACAGATAGCACACGATATTAATATGGATTTAGATCTACACCCAGTTTATCACCAGATTGATGAACATATTATGAGATATGTCACTGCTGCTGGTATAGATAACACGGAGCACTGGGTAGAAAAGAAATTACCTGACCTTAAAGATTAATTATGTCACTTAAAGAAGCAACGTGGGAACACCACAAAAGAGCAGAGGAACAACCCTTTGTTGGTATGATGTTTGGAGGTAAATTACATCCAAAATCATATGCTATATTCTTATACAATCAGATCCAACAGTATGATGTATTAGAAGACGCAGCATCAAGGAATGATGTATTAAATGGACTAGAAGATATCAATAGATATCCTGGTTTAGTTAAAGACTTCCAAGAGTTATGGGGTGACTATGGTAATGAAGGTGAAATCCCACCAACTTTAGAAACAACTAAAGAGTTTACCAAGTACATTGAACAGATCGAGAAAGATCCTAGTTCAGAGAGTAAACAAAAAAGATTGATGGCACACGTCTATACCAGACATATGGGTGATCTGATGGGTGGACAAATGCTTGCTAAGAAAGTACCAGGTTCTTCAGCAATGTATGAGTTTCAAAACCCAGATAAACTAAAGGGTCTCATTCGTGCTAAACTAGACGATTCAATGGCAGACGAAGTAAGAGTTGCTTACAAGTTTGCTACAAGTACATTCAAGGAGATGCTACCTTACGCAAATGTCAAAGAAGAGTAATGACACAAATTTCTGGTCTAATTGGATAAATTATGAAACTCATCCACCAACCCTTAAACGTCTATCCAGAAAGGTTAGAGAAGAATCTGCTAAAAGAATCAAGCAGTTAAAGGAGAAAGTGGATGAGTTTAATAATAACCCCAGAAGATCCTAAACCAGTTGAGTATATTCCAAATTATGTTTGGAGACTCAACTATGATTTTGAGTATGAACACGGTGGTTCACTACAATATGATGTAGGATCATTATTAGATACAGTTAGAACTAATTCAGAACTAGAGAGCAACAACGCATTTAGTACAGCGTCAGCATCACTAGAATCTTATGCACCCCATAATTGGGAGTGTTTACAAAAGTTCTTCTATATTATTCACAAACAGTTAATTCCAATTTGGGATCACTGGGGTTATTTTAATTGTCACATCACACCACGTGAGTCTTGGATCAATATCCACAAGCGTGGTGGAATAACAACAGAACATTTACACAGTCCCTGTCCTATGGTATTGTCTTGTTATCTCAAGGCACCACGAGGATCAGGGAACTTTTTAATTAGAGATCCATTAGAGTATCACCGCTTTGGTTCTCCACAGGTACCAGAACAAAATCTCTGGAGAGAGATACCAGTTCAAACAAATGACATATTAGTATTTCCTGGTTGGTTGAAGCACGCAACACAACCAAATAATACTGATGAAGATCGTGTAGTATTATCAATCAATTATGAAGGTCATTAACAATCTGCTTCCAGAATTATATGCAAACAGAATTCATAAGATGATGAGTTCATATAAATTCAACTGGCATTTTTTAGATGATATAACATATGCTAATGAAGGTCCACACAAACGAGGTACACCAGGATTTGCACATCTATTCTTTGATGAGATGGAAGGAGTAGAATCAGAGTGTTTAGATTTTGTATATCCTATGCTCTTACACTTTGTACCAAAGGATCACAAACTACTCAGGATTAAGGGAGGGTTGCTTTTAAGTACTAAGACAGGTTATAATAGACCACACGTGGATTTTGATATACCACACACTACAGCACTATATTATGTGAATGATTCTGATGGTGAGACCATATTCTTTGATGAAAATGGTACTATCACAGATAAGGTTAAACCTGAGAAAAATAAACTCATTATTTTTGATGGTTTAAGGATGCACGCATCGAGTTCACCCACCTATGCTACAAATAGAATTGTGATTAATTTTAACTATGTCTGTTCTGATTAACTACTATCAATATGAAGGTGCTGAGAATGTCACAGACATACTAGATTCACCTCTATCAATAGATGGTGTTGGTATTGAACCAAAGAAAACTTTGGATACAATGCCTAAGACGACACCATACTTAGATTGTCCTGCATTTACTCATAAGACATCACGAGAGTGGATAGTATATGCACCTAAAGATATCACACTAGAGATTGACAATGAGAATTCACAAATAATATGTAAGCAGTTAAATGCTCAAGAGTTAAACAGAACAGTACAGGTACAAAATAAGAGAGCACCAATAACAACATTACAGGTGTGTATGCCTATGTTGATATGTTGGACAAAGAATAAAAATATATGGGTAGAGGTTAAAGATCATCCACTCACTTCACTTAATAATAATTTCACAGTAGTTCAAGGATGGTTCAATCTATCATCTTGGACACGTCCTATATCATTTGGATTGAATATTGTTGACAATACTAAACCTGTTATCATTAAGCGTGGTGATCCATTATATAAAATAAATTTCATTGAAGAGAGTAATCTCAATCAAGAGTTTAAATTTGTGAAGGCAATGCCACCTAAAGATCTATTGATTCAAATGAATAAGAGAGTGAGGGTGAAAGGATTCATCAGCAATTTAGCAAAGACTCTTATGTTTAAACAATGCCCATTCAAATAAACTATCTACAATATGAATCACCAGACTGGTCACTTGATAGAGCACTAGACTCATCATTGACCTTAGATGGTGTTGGGTTTGAACCTGAGAGATATTATGATACATTTGATCCTAGCAAAACAATATATCATTCTTGTCCTGCTTGGCAGCATAAAACCAAACGGGAGTTTGTGATACGGGCACCTAAGCATATTGAATTAAGAATGAATAGAAAGGAGCAGTATCTTGAGTCTAACTTAGGTGATCTGTTTCATCAAATAATACAACCACCACCAAATTGGGAAGTAGATCAAACGTTTCAAATACATATACCTATCTTCTTAATGTGGACAAGTGCTAAGAATGTATGGGTAGAACAGAAACAATGTGCTAGTAATAATTTTAAGATAGTAGAAGGATGGTGGAATTTATCTGATTGGTCACGTCCTATTGGATTTGCTATTAACTTTATAGATGAGTCTAAACCTATTATAATTAGAAGAGGAGATCCTATATATCGTATAGCATTTTATCAAGAACATAACCATAATCAAAAATATGATATGGTTAAATCTACACCAACAAGTAAGCAATTACGTGATGCACAAAAGAGAGTAGATACTAAGAATCTATTCCCTCGTATCACACACAATCTTATTTTTAACACGACTAAATGTCCTTTTAGATTATGGCAGAAATAGTACCAACAACTATTATTGATAGATTCTTTGAGACACCAAGTTTAGTGCGAAAGTATGCACAATCACTTGAATATTATCCTTGTACTGAACATCCAAACAGAGGGTATTGGCCAGGTAAGAGAACTAAACTCATACAAGATTTAGATCCTGTTTTTCACGAGATTATATGTAGAAAGATAATTAAATACTTACCAAGTTATCGTGCATTTGAGATAGCAGACGCAGCATTTCATATTAGTACAGGTGAGTGTGGTAGTGGATGGATACACACAGATGATGACCATTTAGGAATTGGTGGTGTTATCTATCTTAATCCAGATATGACTGAGGATAGTGGAACAACAATATATGATGTACCTGCTGGTGCTGAAATGCAAGGATATGAAGAGGAGTTTCATAAGGCAATGGAAGCACAAGGTACTGAAGCGATTGCTAACTTTGATAAGTATAAGGAGGAGTGTAATTCATATTTTAATGAGTCTATCAAGGTGCAAGCACGTTACAATCGTGCTATAATATTTGATGGACGTAAGTATCACGGAGGACAGAACTTCTATGGTTCTACATCTGATGATGCAAGACTAACTCTAGTATTCTTTGGGAGAGGAATTAATGACTACCAGTCATATGAAGCAAGATTTGAAGGTTGATACTATTGTTGATGGCAAATTATATGTCATTCGTGATGGTCTATCAATAGAGACTTGTGAACAATTAAAGATAGAATATATGATGATTAAGAATGTGGTTGAAACACAGTATTCTGGACCCACATCTGATCCTATAATGCCAGGTGCATTTGCAATGTATTCACCAGTATGTTTTGAAGCAATGGGACAACACATACAACCACAGATTGAACAGGTGTTAGATATACAATTACATCAAACATTTAGTTATGCTAGAGTATATGTTAAGGGAACTAATTTAGTAAGACATAGAGATAGAACAAGTGGTGAATGGGTTGCTAATGTGTGTATAACAAGGGATGAAGTTGATTGGCCCTTGTACTTAGAAATGGATGGTAAATCACATCAAGTTTATATGAATCAAGGAGATATATGTATATTCAGAGGACATAAAGATTTCCACTGGAGACCCAAGTACACAGGTGAGTTACAGATACAAGCATTTGTATCGTATGTAGATGCTGATGGTAAATATGCTAAGAACAAATATGATGGACGACCAATGTTATCAATGCCTTGGGAGTCAGCAGCAGACTTCATTAAAGAAGAACAAGCAATGATTAACTCATCACCTTACTACACATAATATGAAGTTCACAGTACAGTCACCATTTAAGACACAATTCAATAATATGCAAGACGTTATTGTCTTTGATGATATAATCCCACCAGTATATCAGAATTGGTTAATAGATTGTATTAAGAACCCTGATCTCAAATGGATGATTAAGGACAATGCAATTAGTGATTTATTTTTAGGTGATCCTCGCAATGGATATTGTGCATTCCATTATCTATTTGAGTGTGAGCAAGGTGAGTTATCAACATTATGCAACGCATTTATGCCTCTAGCATTACAGTTCAGAGATAAGTTAAAGGCAGAAGCATTGCTTAGGATGAGAGTTAACCACGTACCTGCTTGGTGCTCTAACATCATTCAGTTACCACACGTTGACAGTTATGTACAAAATGCTTGGAA